CTCATCAAAGCATTTTCTATTGTGCGTAATCCTTTATCTATTTCACTTTGTAGTGCTTCTTGTCCTTGCTTTCTTATTTCAAGATCATCAATATCAAGTTTAAAAAATGCTGTGCTTGGTGGCAGCAAAGTCATCAACAGTTTGTTGGATAAGCTATTAACTCCACGACTTCCTGTTGCTTGAAATGGTGTCTTGATCTTAGCTCTAGTACCTGATGTCTGTTCTGGTATCAGACTAGGTATGGTTAGCTTAGAAGATTCCTTTGCTTCTCTGTCATAGACAGACCTACTACTAACAAGTGCTTCATATCTACCTGCTGCTGTCGTTCCTTGTGCGGAATATTCCATATCAAACTGGATAATTTAAAGTGCTACTTCCTTGTGGCATTGAGTTTGGAAGCAGAGGTATTTGTAATGATCTTGTACCAAATCTACGTCTACCAGTAAGAGTAGCTAACCCTCTACGTCTTCTGGCAGCACCTTGTCTTCTTCTTTCGCCAACAACAACTTTATCAGCAGTTTGTTCTATAGGAGAATCAACTGGTTCTGGTTCTGGTAATGGTGGTGGTGATGGTCTTCTTCCGCACATAGTTAAGCTGTCCTTGATTTAGATTTTCTACCTGTAATACCTTTAGAGTATTTGCTCCTTAGTCTAGCAGTTGCCATGTTTTTTGCCTTCTGTCTATTTCTAGCAAGATTAGCTTTTTGTTGTGCAGTTTTATTACCACCTCCACTTCTTGTAAGTTTCTCAGCAGTTGTAAGATTAGGGTCTACATAAGTTCCTTCTTCTTTCTTTCTTTTTATCTTTAAAGTTTCTGTAGCTTTCTTTGTATCTTTAGGGTCATCAACTCCTGTCTGTTCACCACTTACAGTTACAGGTCTGTTCTGATATTCTCTTTGTGGCGGTGTCATTCTAGCCACACCTCCTCCAAGACACATAGCCTAGTTCTCCAATACTCTGTTAGTTAACATAGTTTCTTTTTGTCTTAGTTGCTGTTCGATTAGATAGTCAACAACCGACCTCTGCCCTGCACGATACCATACTTCTCGATCTGATAGCGATAGGTCTGGGCATCTGTTAGGAAACACAGCATCTAAAGCTTGTATAAGTTCGTCAGTAATTACTGGTAAAGACACAAAAATTAAAGAGCTATTTCTATAGTATATGCTAAAGTAAACTTAACAAGGAGTGGTTACCTTGTTGTAAAGCGTAAGAAGACCTCAAGGGTGTGGTTCCTCTTGGGGTTTTCTTTATGGGTTCCAAAGTTTTACTTCACCTGTATTGTAATCATAATCTCCTTCTCGCAGTATCCTTGTTAGTCTTGCGTTCAAGATAGCATCAGCAATCGTGTAACCTTTCTTAGTATATGTCTCCTGTACCTTAGACCATAGTGCTTCTTTCGTATCAGGTGTATTAGCTAGAGTCTTTGAAGCAGTAACCATACCCATACCTTTAATACCTAGTATTCCATCACCTGCGTCACCTGCCAACGACATCTCGAACCAATGTCTAGTTGCTTTCTTATTAGTAATATGTTCTATCGAATCATCAGCTATAAGTTTGCAGGGTAGTGTTCTCATATCTTTATCAACTGAAACTATTATCGGGTCTTTATATCTGCCATTGGTAGCAAGCAAACCAAGTACGTCATCTCCTTCTAGATTTTCATAGGCTACAGTTTCATATCTTTCTTTTACTTCTTTGATAACACTCTTGAGTGCAAGTGGTTTACGTTTACCTATCCTGTTGATCTTGTACTCAGGAAATATCTCATGTCTGAATGTAGGGTAAGAAGTAAAGCACATAACTATGTCATGCTTGCTGTCAGCAATACTTCTATAAACATCTAATCTGTTCTCTATCAGATTAAGTATGTCTCTTTCATCAGAGTGTAAGGTATGCTCCCAATCATTCCATCTTGGTCGTACAATAATTTATCTACTTCTCCTGTCATACCAGTATGCCTAGACTTGAGTACCTTTAACTGTAATCGCTGTCTTTCACTAGCATCTCCTGTCTGGTTTCTTGATGCAGATAACACAACATCAGATAATTGAAGAAGACTATGCGACCCTCTCAAATCAGAGGTATCAACCTCTCTACCAGACTCATGTGATTGTCCTTGTGGTCTGCGTAAATGGCTGACCAATACAATAGCTATGCCAGTTGCTTCACTCAAACTTCTTAACTTGGTCATTATTATATCTATTGCTTTGCGTTCATTATCTAGTTCAAGACCAGACAAGACTATGCTTATATGATCTAGTATGACTACCTTTACTCCATCAACAGTAGCTAAGTATCTCA